CTTCGCATAATATAAACTATCAAGTCCTATGGTTGCCATAGTTTATCCCTCCCTAATCAAATGCTTCAAATTGTAAATTCTCATGTATAGCTAACACCCCTGCTTCTATTCAGGGAAAACCTCATATTCTTTTTCAACATCAATAACAAAATGATGGAATCCAGTATCTTCCTCATAGCCTATATATCTTCTGTCTGTAATTGTAAAATCACCTTTCAAAAGAAGATTTACAATCTGGTTTTTCTTTTTAATATAGTTCTTTCTGGTAAATAATGATATTCTGACCTCTTGTGTTTCTGCTTGAGGCAGATTATCAGCATATAAGCCGAACAATTCGTTCATCGGGGTTAAAACTAAATATTCTTCAGGCACTTCCTGGCTAAAAATGCCCGTTTCGATGGGTATATCAGCTTTTGCAAGTGTGTCTTTTAAATCTCTTAAGATGCTGTTGTGTTCCATAATAATCTGCCTCCTTCCAAGTTATATTTTACTAATCTCTTCTTCCAGTTTTCTTTTCATTGCTTCAATACAAGGTTTTTTACCAGATGATTTAGCTGGCTTTAAGAAAGGTTTAGGAGGTTGACCTGATTTACCATACTCAATGATATTTGCTATTTTGGCATTAGATACTCCATCCTGTCTGGGCTCATCAAATCCCACCTTTACATCATGATTTCCATTTCTATCGATTCCTGCAGGAGATACACCGAGAGCTTTAATCAGTTCACCTGTTGATCTGGATTCTACCTTGGTGTTTTTCCCAATCACTGCTTCAAGGTTGGATTTCACCTTATCTTTTACAACCCCCGCACCTTCTTTTAAAACCTTGGGAATAATTTCATCAGTTTTATTCGCCAGGTCAGATACTTTTAACAAGAACTCCTCCGGCATTTTAAATGAACAGCGAGCCATAATGTAAAGTCATCTCCAATCATAAAGAAAGAGCCTGAGCATTACGTTCAAACTCTTTCCATAATATTTGTGCTTAACCTTTGCCAATACTATCATCCTTTTGAAGGGTCTACCTTTTGAGCTAGAGCTTCTATATACATTTCCCTTACTTTCTCTACGCTCACGATTGTGTATCTTTTATCATCACAGACAAGGACCATGCCCGGTTTTACTTCAATACCCGGGATTACACGAAACTTAAAAATAGAATCTGCTTTAGTAAAAGCTGCTAAGTTAGCCCATTTCCTTGAGCCATGCCTTTCTTCCTTGTAAGCCCTGACACTTGCGACAATATTATCTGTTTTAGTTGTAAAGCCCTCACTGTCTTTAATAGGTGTTCTATCGATTATGTCTACGAAATTGTTCATTTTCCCAAGACTCATCTTGTGTCACCTGCTTTTTAATTAATTCTTCTTTGTTCTCCTTTGGTGTTCTTAACCTATCTTTAAGTCTCCCTTTTCTATAACAGCACTTTTGTCTTTTCCGCCTATTTCTCCTCATTCCGGGATTCCTTTTTCGGGCAATAAAAAAAGACGCCTAAACGTCTTTTTTTCAATAATTTTATTTAACTTTTCAAAACTCATGATATAAATCTATCTTTTAACATATTTAGTTATAAAATCAACCGGAGTTAATATCTCAGGTTTTTCTAAATTTACTTCTTGAAAATCTTTATCTCCTGTTATTAGAATATCTACATCTTCTTGTATCAAGCATTATTCTTACTATTTTTCACCCTGCTTTTCTGCATGTATTTCGCGTCTTACTTCTTTAACTAAATCTACAACATCCTGCTCAGTTTCAAGTCCTAATCTTTCAGCCTCACCATCAAAAGCATCTTGCACCTTTTGAAGAGCCATCATAGCTGAATTTGCAATAATCATGTTACCATCCTTTTCGATAAAGACAATCTTATCTCCTTCTTTAATATTTAGCTTTTTTCTAATACTAATCGGTATTGTTACCTGGCCCTTTGCCATCACTTTTGCAAGTTCCATTATTACACCTCCTATTTTTCCTACTTGCCTTGTTTTTCCTACTTTTATTATATGCACTTTTTAGAAAATTATCAACTGAATTCTCAGTCTTAAAAGGTATAATAAATTATTGGTCATTTAGAGTAAGAATTAGTTTATAAGTCAATCTTCACTTTCTTTTAACGCTTTCTTTGCATAGGCCCCAGCCATCTTAAGAGGTAACATATTACCGTTGGTTAAATATAAGTCTCCCCCTTCTTCTGCTGGAATCGGGTCCAGATTTTCCATCCTACGCACATCATTTACGGAAAAGAATCCGTTTTGAATGCCTATCGAGTAGCCATCCATTCTTGATTTGTAGTCACCCCGCATAAGTGCAGAAGCATTAAAGGATACAAAGTAAGTACCTTTCTCACTTTTTTTAAATAGCTTTTTATTCATGGCCTGTTCAATACGGACCAGCCAAGGCCTGATAGTATGGACTACAAAGCTAATGGACTGGTTTTCGATGTTACTAAATGAGCTTTTGCTTAAGTCTGCTACCATATGGGGTGGTACTTGAAATATTCTGCATATTTCTTCAATCTGAAACTTTCTTGTTTCTAAAAATTGTGCATCAGAGTTTGGCATACTAATAGGCTGATAGGTAAGTCCGTCTTCTAAAACTGCCACCTTATTGCTATTTCCACTTCCACCATATGCTGACTGCCAGGCATCCCTTACTTTCGAAGGATCTTTTATTGTTCCTGAAGTTGAAAGAATTCCGCTTGGTGTTGCATTATTAGCAAAGAACTTACCCCCGTATTCCTCTGCAGCTATATTAAGACCTATTGCATTTTTGGCTAAAGCTACAGGAGAATAACCAATAATTCCATCAAAGCCTAGACCCGGAATATGAAGAACTTCATCATACCTAAGATAATGCGGTACACCATCTTTCATATAGGTGTAGTAAATTTCACCTTTATTGTCTCTGTCTACTTCCATTTTATCCGGAAGCAGTGGATAAAGTCCCAATATATCACCTTTTCCGTTTCTAATAATCTGACAGTATGCATTTCCCCAAAGAAGAAGGTGAGTCATCATGGCTTCCCTTAAGGTAAAGGATGTCATCTCCGGGTTTGGCTCATCGTGCAGGATTTTGTACAGAGGATGGTCATAGACTTTTTCTTTTCCTTCTCCGATATATCTGTAGGTATGAAGCGGGAGTGAAGCTACTGTTTCTGCTATAATTCTCACACAAGCATAAACAACGGTAGTCTGCATGGAGCTTCTTTCATTTACAACTTTTCCTGATATACTTTGCCCCATATAAAAGTTAGGTGCAGAACTTATTCTGTCCTTTGGTTTATCTCTTGATTTAAAAAGTCGTGTTAATATATTACCCATGTAGAATATCCCCTTCACTCTTTTTGAAATTTGGTTAGTTCCTGGATCCTTCGTTCAAGATACCACATAGCTTTTCTTAAATCTTCAACTTCCTTTGAAGGATCCTTCTTCCCTGCCCTTGAAACGTACTTAATTACATTGCCAAGACAGTAACCTAAGTTTTTATCCTCTATATAATCTATCACTTCAATTTTTGAGTCTGTATAATGCTTCGGTTTATTAATTACATCATAATCTTCTGCCATATTTAACTCCCTTCTATCCCAATATGATCATGTCTCTTCTGTCATAAATGGAACTGCCTTCATCTTCAGGATTTACCATGGCTCTTGCAAGGCCCATAATTAAAGCTACAATACCGTCAATTTTCTCCGATGATTTTTCTTTATCAACCTTTATGTTCCCTGCCGGGTCAGTCCGAACTACAATATTATCCGCCATCCAGCGAAGAACCGGATGCCCTCCATGGGCTATTTTCTTGCTTAAAACAAGTCTCATCAGTTCCTTTGTTGGTGGTGACATATCTTTAAAGCCCTGTCCAAAAGGTACTACCGTAAAGCCCATGCCTTCCAGGTTTTGGCTCATCTGTGTTGCACCCCATCTGTCATAAACAATTTCTCTAATGTTGTACTTTTTACCGAGGTTTTCAATAAACTTCTCAATAAATCCATAATGAACAACATTTCCTTCTGTAAGATTTAAAAGTCCCTGTCTGTTCCAGATATCATAGGGCACTGCATCTCTTTTAACCCTTTGAGGGAGAGTTTCTTCAGGCAGCCAAAAGAATGGTAATACCTGATATTTGTCATCCTCATCTTCAGGTGGGAAAACCAAAACAAATGCAGTGATATCACTGGTAGAAGACAGGTCCAGTCCGCCATAGCAGACTCTTCCCTTTAGTTCTTCCGGGTCAACATTAAAGTTACACAAATCCCATTTGTCCATGGGCATCCACTTTATTTCTTGTTTTAACCACATATTGAGCCTTAACTGTTTAAACAGGGCCAAATCTGCCGGGTCATCTTTAACCTGGTTATAATGTTCTCTTACCCTTTCTATGGTAATAGTATGTCCAAGGCTGGGATTAGCTTTATACCAGTTACTTTCATCTTCTATGTCTGCATCATCATCAAGCCCATAAATAATAGATAGAAATGTAGGGTCTACTCTTTTCCCTTCCAGTATGTCTTTTGCCTTGCAGTGCATCTCCCAACCATAACCAGAAAGCTTGTTTCCTGCTGTTGTAAGGTATAAAAAAAGAGGCTGCGTTCTTGCATCCCCTGAGCCGGTAGTTAGCATCTTTGCCAGGTCCGGATTTGGATAGGTCCATATTTCATCTAAGATAACGCAGGAAACGTTCAAGCCTGACTTGGACTTTACATCGGAGCTTAACACCTGATAGAAACTACCGGTCCTAGGATACACAATTCTCTTTGTAGACCGGATAATATTCGTAACCTTTGAGAGAGTCCTGTTCCCTTCGACAAAGTTCATGCTAGTGTTAAAAACGATACTGGCCTGCTGTCTGTCACAGGCTGCAACATACACTTCTGCATTTTGCTCCCCATCAGCACACAGCATATAAAGGGCTATTGCGGCTCCGAGTTCCGATTTACCTGATTTTTTAGGAATCTCCACATATGCAGTTCTGTATTGTCTAGTACCATCTTCTCTTAAAGTACCAAATAGCTTTCTTATTAAGTCTTTCTCCCAAGGTAGTAGGATAAAGGGTTTACCTGCCCATTTGCCTTTTGTGAGCTTTAGCTGCTGAATAAAGTTAATAGCGTGATTGGCACGGGCTTCACTGAAAGGCATTGTCATCTCCTCCTTCCTTTAGTCCTTTATATCTAAGTCCATGAGGTCTTCTGCATTTGGAACATTAAGTAGAAGTTCTTCCATAGCATCTCCTTCAATTACTCCCCCTTCGTTTGTTATGTTAAGTCTGCTTCTAGCAGATGGGGTAAGACCTAACTCTGAGCAAAAGTTTCTCATCTGTTTTAAGTTTTGCTGGGCAATAGAAACTTGAGGGATCTGCTGAATATATCCTGAAGCTGTTTTTAAAATAGAGCCATGCTTTGAAATAAACTCTTCTGCTTCCTTCCATCTTGCATAAGCCTGGCAATAACCTGCAAATGCTGCCATATCAACCTGGGTCAGCAAACCCATGGCATCTAGTTCTTTAGAGAGTCTTCGCCATTCCTTTTTAGCATCTGGAAGTAACCAGGATGGGCATTTCGGTACAATTTTCTTAGGCTTTGGCTCATTTTTATTTAAAGGCCTTTTACCCGGATTTCCCTCAAGGATCTTTATTGCTGTTGGTTTAGGTGGTCTACCTCTACCTGCCATTAGCCCTCACCTCCTCTGTAACAATTTGAGTATTCTATGTGAACATAAAAAAAGGAACCTCTTTAGAAGTTCCCTTAATCATGATTATTTTTTATTCTTATAGTTTAATATTCAGTTAGCCTTTAATCCCTTTATAGTTATAATTTCCTTTTTTAATTTCCTCACGGTCTGCTTTTACCGCTTCATCATAGTCGCAACGTTTTGTTTCTTTTTCCTTGCAGTTCATACAGATGCAAGATGTATCATACATTGACATGATTCTCCCATCTTTCAGGCTGCCGCCGCAGCGGTCACAATATTTTTGAGTAAAGAATTTATCCATTTAACTAATCCCCGCTTTCACCTGGTGCATTTCTAAAAGCTCCACTGCCTTCTAAATTTTTAAGAAGCTCTTTTCGTGTTACTTTGTACTTTTCACCTTTCATCCCAAGCCTTATTATCCAGGTCCTGAAAGCATATTTAGGATTATCATCCTGCGTTTTTTTAAAGGATGCTCGTAAAAGTATCCTGGAAACGTTATTTATAAGAACTGCAAGGTCTGTAAATGCTTTTATTTTTTCGTGTGTTAAATTATCGACCTTTAGTCTAAAGGTAAATGTTCCTTTGTCAAAATCAAAAGTTAATCCCTGGCATCTTTCCGCCCCCAGTTCATTAATAGCTTCTTTAAACTCCTCTACAGTGTTCATTTTCCTTAGACTTAAATCTTCGGCAAAGGTTTCGTCCATAAAAGGCTCGGTGAGTTTTAAGGCTTTTATGATTAAATGTTGTTTACTCGAAAGCATGTTTACCAGGTTTTGCAGAGTTTTACCTGTGTGATTTTTAAGCGGGAGTTTTAGTTCAAATTCATCTGCTGGAAGGGTATCTCCTGGGACATTTATTTCCGTATCCACTTGTTCCTCTTCCCCTTTGTTTAAAATCTCATCCAGGGTAACTATTCTTCCTGCTGAAGTTTTAATAGTTCCCCATCTGTCAATGGTGTATATTTCTGTCTCTGTTCTGATCTCATATTCAAAATTTGGTGGACCTAAGTACTTTGATTTTACGCCTAAAAACTCGCTTAACCTTTTAACTATTTCTTTTCGTTCCATACCTATACCTCCTGTTTTTTTTGGTATGTGTATATATCACTCTAAAGCCAGGATATATCAAGCTTTTCTTAATATTTTTAAATAATCTTTAGCTCATTTTTGCTTAGTGCCTTTTCACTAATCTTTAGTGCAGCTTTTATAAACGCTGTATCAAATCCTGCAGCCTGGTAGCCTTCTTTAACGATATTCAAATATCTTTTGCTGGGAAGATTTAAATGGATTCTGCCCTTAATACTATCATTCATTATATATACCATGGCAATTACTTCTTCACCATTTTCAAGCGTTACTATTAAATCTTCCTTGTAGTAGAAGGTTGGGTATCCTTCATAAAAGTCTAAAGCATTTTCATCCTCAGGCTGAAGCTCCCAAATAAGGACTGGCACCTTTCCACCTTTATAGGGCTCAATAGTTAAATAGGCATTTTCAGAAGCACCTTTGAATAAAAGCCTGTACCCTTCAAGCATTCCTTTTCCGTAAACCTTAGCTGTCGGACATCTGTAAGCCATTTGTTCCTGATTAAGATTAGAACCGTAGGCAATATTGAGTCTTTTCATTTTTTATACCATCCTTTCCTGCCCACTGTTTGGCTTTTGTGGGCTTATTATTAGTTTTCCGGGTATAAACCCCTTCTACCAGCTTAAGGGCGGTAATCCGCCCGTTGCTTTTTTACCTAAGAGGCCCTTTGAAACCTCCAGGCTGCTGAGCCTTTTAAGTGTTTGCAAAGATGCTCTCTGCAGTTTTTGAACTCGTCTCCCACAAAGCCTATTCTGTTAAGCCAGGTCCTCATTGAAAATTTCGGGTTTTCAACCTGTGGCTTTTTAGTGCTTGCACTTTTTTGTGTTAGTGCCTGATTGTTTAAGGCTAAGGCTAAAACTATGTAGGAGCGAATAATTCCGGCATGTAAATTGGGGTTATTAAAAAGCCTAAGTTCTAATGTTCCGACTCCGTTGAAAAAGCTGTGAAGGTTTAGGAAATGGTAGCGGCTGTCGTGGTAGTGTTGGTCTCTTCTTTGGGGATAACCCTGGTACCAAATTTCCTCTACTTCTCTAAAGGTTTTTAGCTTTTTCTTGTTCATCCTTTCCACCAGGTCCGCATCCATCTTCTTGCAATATCTCATTCTGTTTGGTTCTATTTCAAGGCTTTCATAAAGCAGGTCGTTTCTTGCGTAAATTATGTTTACAAAGTTTCTAAGGCTTCTTGGAGTATGGTCTTTCCCGTCAAGGTGTATGTGAATTCCTACAGTTGAGTTTGAAAAGGCTCCTGCTTTTCTAAGTTTTCTTATTATCTCCTGCAGTGTTTCAATGTCTTCTCTGTAGGTCAGGATAGGGCTTACCAGCTCAACGCTGTATTCTTTTCCTGCTGGTACAATATTCCTACCTGCTTTCTTTTGGGTAAGGATGCTACCGTCATACATTAATCTCCAGACTCTGCCGTCTGGCGCTTTAACCTTGTAAGTATCGTAGTAATCATTCTGTCTTTCAACTGTTCCGCCTAAAAATTCAGCTACAACCTTTGCTGCTTTGTTTCTTGTAATTCCTGTAAATTCACATTCAAGTCCAAATCGTGCTTTTAAAAAATCTTTGTTTTTCATCTTTTTTTACCCCTTTCTCTTTGAGTGTGTTTTTTTGTTGTGTACATATATCACTCAGAAAGGGATAAATAGCAAGTCAATTCTTCAATGAATACTGTATATTTTTAAGAACAAGTTTTTCTACTTGGCATCAACATACTCCATTATAATTCCTTGAGCTTCATTATATGAACTGGAATTCATCACACGATTGGTGCATTCTTTTGCCTTGTCCGCCATCCCATTTTCTTTTAAAACTCTGCTTAACCTGCCTAATATAAAAAATATGTTCCCATCTTCTCCTATCAGCTTGCATTTCGGTTTATTATCTCCAACCATTACTGTCCCTCCTATCTGTTTATGGTAGTAGCATATTGGCATATATGCTTTAAGATATCAAATATATATGCCTATAGAATAGGTTATTCTACTACCTCAGCTTCTGTCTTTTTAACATCAGCATAGGGAATTTTCTCTCCATCTCTTAAAAGAAAGACACTTTCACTTGTTCCAACTTGCTCGATATACCTTTTAACCCCTACATCCACAAAGCGTTCCTCAAGCTCTATAGCATAACAGATTCTATCTATCTGCTCGCAGGCCATAATTGTTGAGGCGCTTCCAGAGAAGGGATCTACAACAATGGCATTAACAGCCGTACTGTTTTTAATTGGATACGATATTAATGATATTGGTTTCATCGTACTATGGAGTTTGTTTTTAGAAGGTTTGTCAAATTCCCAAATTGTAGTTTCAGACCTTCCTGCATACCATTTATGTTTTCCTTTTTTCTTCCATCCGAAGAGACAGGGCTCATTTTTCCACTGATACGGTGAACGTCCTAACACTAGTGACTGCTTAACCCACTGGCAAACTCCCGATAAATAAAAACCTGCATCCTGAAAAGCTCTCCTGAAAATTAGCCCTTTGGTATCTGCATGAAAAATATATATGGATGCATCATTTGCCATTATGCTCTCCATATTCTTAAACGCACTTAGCAAGAATTCATAAAACTCCTCATCTTGCAGATTATCGTTTTTGATAGCTCCCTGGCTTCCATCATAGGAAACTCCATAGGGTGGGTCTGTAATCACCAGATTAGCTTTCTTGCCATCCATTAATGCCCCATATGTTTCTGCTTTTGTGCTATCCCCACATAGAAGTTTGTGCCTGCCAAGTAACCACAAATCACCAGGTTTACTGATAATCGGCTCTTTTAAAGCTTCGTCAATATTAAAATCATCTTCTTTAATATCCTTATCATGAACTTTACTAAATAAATCCTCTATCTCTGCTGCATCAAATCCTGTAAGAGTTACATCAAAGTCCAGTTCATCTAAATTTTTCAGTAAATCAGCCAGTGCCTCAATCTCCCAATCACCGGTTACTTTATTTAGTGCTATATTTAAAGCCTTCTCCCTTTCAGGAGATAACCTGACTACTACACATTCCACTTCTTTATAACCTTCAGCGACTAAAACTTTATATCTTTGATGGCCACCTACGATATTTCCAGTTTCTTCATTCCAGATGATTGGTTCTACATATCCAAACTCAATCATGGAACGCTTTAACTTTTCATATGCTGGGTCTCCGGGTTTTAAATCCTTACGTGGATTATATTTAGCTGGTTTAATTTCAGATACAGGTATCTTTCGAATTTCCATCTCATGATCCATCTTACAAGCTCCTTCCATCTTCTGTTTTTAAGTATTAAAAAAGCCCGAAAACGTTAAGTTTCGAGCCATTATTTGCTGAAAAAGCCTATAAAAAGCTGCTTTCAGCTCTATATTCAGTTGTTGTTATTCACCTCTTATTCCTTTGTATTCATGCTGGTTTCAGTTGTTCCTTTTAACCCTGAAATGCCTTTAAATACCCCCCTTGCGATTTTTGCGAATTTTCACAGAAGACCCTGGCGCGTTGCAGGTTTGAAGGATTTTTAAGATTAAAACCCCCTAGGGCTATTACTTATATTTCCATACCCGCCATCTTCTTTTGCTGTCTTAATACTATGGCACTTCTTACAAAGGGACTGCCAATTACTCTTATCCCAGAATAATTTCATGTCCCCACCATGTGGAATGATATGATCCACTTCAGTTGCAGGAGTAAGTCTATCTTCCTTCTCACAGTGTACACAAAGAGGATTTTCTTTTAAGTAGGTCTTGCTGGCTTTCCGCCATTGGTTATTATATATTTTAGAATTAATACTGTTTCTCTCTTTGTTCATTCGTTTTTTATGCATACCACAGTATCTGTCATGACTCAGTTCATTGCATCCTGGGTAGCTGCATATTGTCTTTGGTTTCCAGGGCACAATATATCACCTCCGGTATAATACTTTTCTAATCTCATACAGAACGTTTAGTTTAAATCTAATATTTACTTTTAGGAGCATTCTTCAACATCATATATTTATCTTCAAGGGATCTTTCTTTTTTCATCTTTTCATATAATTCTTTTAGCTTTGGCGGCATCCTGTTTTCTATCTCGACCATTTTTACATGATATTTACAATACTCACTGCCATCTTCTGCTTCATGTCTACATTTTTCATATTTGCATATTCTTTCTTCTTGCATTTACCTCTCTCCCCATAAAAAAATAGCCCTTGGGAATTTCCCAGGACTATTATTACATTCTCTTATTTTATACCATATCACATTTCCTTACTGACATTCAATGACATTTGCTGACACAGACAAGCCGATTTTTCTATCCTCGAAGGCCCATGAATAAAGCATTATCGGCTTTTTTGATGATTTTCTCATCTGAATACAAACTCTAAGAGTTTTCTTTTAGGAGCAAGCTTATTCTTTCTTCTTCATACTTAACTGCTGTTTTTCAGTGCCCTTTTTTAAAATTTCATCAATCTTATCCAAGGCTTTACCATGAAGCCGAAATATGGTTCTTATGTCATAGCCGGTTTCTATAGCTACATCGTCCCAACTTTTACCATTAATATATCTCATTTCGAGAATTAACCTATACCTGTAGTCACGTATTTTATTTATAACGCTCAGGATTTCTTTCTTTAGTTCAAGTAATCTATCTATATCAGCATTTATTTCATTTCCTAAATCAATTAGTTTTACAGTAACATCTTCCATAGGACTTGTAGCTCCCATTCCACCAGATACCCTTTCTCTACTAAAATCAGCAGTAACTCTTTCAGCTAATGCCTCTAGTTTTTCCTTTTGTTCCAGCTTGTTATTAATAATCCTATCAAGCCATATAGCTTGGGATAAATACTCCTTTGCTTTCACAGGCTACACCTCCAACTTGCTGTTATAATAAGTCTCAATAATGAAATCCCTTGTTTCTTTATCTAGAGACAATATCCTTTGAATAGCTTTTATCCTACCCTCCCTTACTTCTTCTCTAGTTTTGAAGAAACTACAACCTTTACATTTCTTTACCGTTAATGCTTTACACCCGTTTCCATAATCAGCAAAACATATGTTCATCACTTGCCCCCTCCTATTGGTATGCAGTGGATATCATAGTACCTGATTGGTATGCCGAGCTTTTTGGCTCTCCCAATCTCTTCTGCCATGCCTTTTGATATTCTGTTTCCGAATACCCATATTTCATGGCACTTGGATAACAATATCAATCCCATTTCAATTCCTAGCCTTCTCTCATCTGGATCATCCTCATAGAGAAACTGAGGATACATAAGGTGAGGTATAACAGGAACTACCTTTTTTGAAATGGCAAATCTTCCGTACCTTTTAGCCCTTTTTGTATTTCCTTCAATGTCACCTGCAAACGGACTGCAGATAAATACTATCTTTTTATTATTTTTCTTTTCCTGTTCTATGATATTTGTAAGTGCCTCATAGGCTGTTGGGTCAACATATCTTTCAGAGTTATATAAATTGACACTCACTTAAAATTCCTCCTTGTACTTTTTTATTCTGGCTTTTACTGCTTCGATTAGAGCAGCCTGGCTAACATCCTTTTCTTCTAATGCTTTCATTACTCTTTCATCAATAGTGTTTTTTGCAATGATGTGATGAATCACTACTGTTTCTTTTTGTCCCTGCCGCCATAGTCTTGCGTTAGCCTGCTGATAAAGCTCCAAGCTCCAGGTAAGTCCAAACCAAACAATGGTGCAGCCGCCATCCTGAAGGTTTAAGCCGTGACCTGCTGAAGCCGGGTGAGCTAAGAGAATCTTAACTTCTCCATTATTCCAATCTCTAATATCCTTGTCCGATTCAAGGAGTCTTGGTTTAAATTGCTTTATAATTCTGTCTTTATCGTGTTGATAATTATAAAACACAAGTACAGGCTTACCATTAGATGCTTCTATCAGTTCATCCAAAGCTTTTAGTTTCTCATCATGAATGGGTTTAACTTCTCCGTATTCATCGTAGACAGCACCATTTGCCATCTGTAATAATTTATTGGCAAGTACAGCTGCAGAACTGGCTAAGACATCTGAATCTTCAATTGAGAGAACTAATTCTTTTTCCAAAACTTCGTATTGTTTTTTAGCATCACCTGAAAGTTCAACCGGAATAATATTATCAATCCTATCCGGTAGCTTAAGATAATCTTCAGCCTTCATGCTTACACAAATATCTGATAGCTTTTCATAAATGGCTTCTTTGGCTCCTTCTTTTAACTTCCAGCTAAACACAACCATTTGATTTCGTTTGTCAGGCAGGAAGTATTTCTCTCTATAACCGGTTAAGGTCCTTCCAAGTCTCTTTCCACCGTCAAGCAGATAAATCTGGGACCATAAGTCTATTAATCCATTAGGAGCAGGTGTGCCTGTCAGTCCAACTATTTTTTTGATTAACGGCCTCACTTTTCTAAGTGATTTAAACCGCTTTGCCTTTGAAGACTTAAAACTGGATAGCTCATCAATCACCACCATATCGAAA